TTTAATAAAAAGTGGCCACTTTGCATCCCCATCTAATTTTACAATAACACATACTTCACATGCATCTCTTTCAGTCCATGGCTTTAATACTGTGCCTTTTGTAAATAAATTAGCATCTGAAAATGTGGGTAATACTTTTTCTCCGATAAAATGTGATATGTCCGGAACTCTTTCACATAATAATTCTAAAAATGTTACGTAATTACGACATGATATGCGGTCTGTAACCTTTATGACAGTACCTTCATTTTGTATTTTTCCAAACTCTTTTAATTCTTCTGCTAATATTTTAGCTTCCTCAACATTAATGAATTCTGGTAAATATAGATAATTGTTTTCTTTTAAAAAATTGCTCATTTTTATTCAATTTGCCCGTATAAATCTTCAGGTATGGATTGCGACAATTCGTAACAAGAAATTGCCCAAGAAGGTAATTCACTAATAAGTAGGTTAGGAGAAGTATCTGTAAATTCTATTTCTCCTTGATTGTCTCTCCATTGTAGTGCGTGGACATCATTTGGAATTTCGCAATCACTAAAATCTAATCCAATATAAACTTTATCATCTGTATAAACCGCACCATCCAATACAATTATGGTGAGTCTGTTTGTATTAATAGCCATTGTTGATCCTTTGTATATAAATTTCTTGTTAAAAATATATGGTCATTTTTCAAAAAAGAAAAAATTTACTATATAATATTTAACTATGGTATTTATGTACTAATCTTTTGTGACTAAAATTAAATCTACATACGACACATTTACGAATATATCACCACTAACTCTTGCTGCAACGGTGTTAAAGGTGTGAGTATGGCTACTTGTACTTGCTGGTATAGCGACTTGTCCCGGTCCCCTTCCAGAACCTGTAACCTGTAGACTAATTGCCGGTCCGCCGGTACTCGCCGGCGTCGCTGTTGGTTGAGCCCAAGTAGTTGGACTAGTAGGAAAACTTACACCAGCATATGAATGTTGATGTGCAGGTAAGGTAGTACCGCTTAGTGTTGTGCCTCCGGCAGATTGCGGACTGTAACTAGCATCGGCTAGATATGGTCTACCCGTTGGGTTTGCATAAATTGCTGTAAAATTTTCCACACCGCCCGAAGAAGCACTCCCACTTACAATTCTTAATGTAGCATCGTTATATGTTGTATCTTTTGTCCAACCTGTAGTTGCAGTTGAATTAAGAAAAAATGTTTTTGTTCCAGATGGAAATACTGTTGCCATATTAATCCTTTGTAGCAGTTATAACATCAACATATTGTACTGCTATGTTCCAATCTCCACTCGGAGTCCACGTCATTGCCATATCACCGGTTGGATGAGTATGAGCAGTATTAGTACCATTTGTGGGTCCTATTGAAGTTACCTGAGTTACTGTTGAAACCAAAGAAGTTGGGTTAGGTGAAGGTTGACCAAAACGTCCTGGCCAAGCTGCCGTGGTACGAGCGTACTGGTGTTGATGTTGTGGAATTTGTTGATAAGTTATTACCGTATTTTGCATTGTTCCGACAGTATTGGCAGGTCCTGCTAATGGTCTAGGAGTAAATGCAGCACTAAAGGCTTGACTACCTCCAGTAGATGTGCTACCTGATACTACTCGTAAGGTATATTCGTTGTAATTAGTTGTATCTTTTGTCCAATAAAGTGGTGGAGTGGTCATACGAAAGATTGTTTTAGTTCCGGTAACAATTTCTGCCATTCTTTAATCCTTTGTTGCTAAAATTACATCTACGTATTTAGCATTCGTATTGAATGGAATACTTAATGGTACTGAACTAGGAGATATAGGATGAGCATGAGGACCTCCTGACCAAGCCACAGATGGCCCTACTGCTCTTGCAGGACCTGTTAACCTTGAGGGAGACCAAAGATATGCTGTGGGAGCTACCGGAGATGCTGGCCTGTTTGTTACGTTGTTTGTGGGCCCAAATGGTCCATGTTCATGTGAAGGTAAATTAGCGGCACTCAATGTCGTACCACCCAAACTTGTTCCAGTCATATTAGTGGTACCGGTAAAAGTAGTATTTGCATTCATAGTACTAAATCCCACGCTACCCCCATTACTTACAGTTCCTGTAACAATTCGCAACATACAATCATTAAATGTTGTACCTTTTGTCCAACCAGTAGGTGCTGTAGTTTGTGCAAAAACCATAACTGCACCAGTATATACGTCTGGTGATGGTCCTCCCCCGGCTATTTTTTCACTTATTGATTGATAGCCTGCAAAACCTGATAATGTATTAATAATTCCCATATGTTATCCGTAATTTCAATATTGTCTGTAAATCAATATTATTTAACATGTTTATCCATAACTTGAATTTTGTCCTAAAACAGTCCATGTTCCACTATTATTTAGTAATGCAAAACTGAACGCTTCAGTTTTTGATGCAGTTCCTGTAGGTACAGTACCGCCACTCCATAGAATTGTTGCTAAACTAGCACCTACATAAACATTAGATGGAATATAAGGAGTTCCACCTTGTGTTATAACTACTGTTGTTACAATACTTATATTACTACTAGAAGGTAAATTAGAAATAACTAAATTGATATTTCCTGATAAGCCACCTAATAATAATGTACTTCCTGTGCTATAGTCAAGTGCAAAGTTACCAGAACCAGTACTTGCGTTAACTTTAACTTTTTCAGCTACTTGCTGAATTGTTAGAGTATTATTTGCAGTTATACCGCTAGCGGTTACGTTTCCTGTAACTGTTAAATTAGCCGGAGTATTAACATTTCCTGATCCATTTGGAGTTAATACGATATTTGCACTGCTAGCTGTTGTTAGTATGTCCAGTTGTGCAGAATCACTGATTGATCCTGTGAGTGTTAAGTTACCAGCAGAAATGTTTCCTGTAACTGTTAAACTACTCAATGTTCCAACACTAGTGATATTTGGTTGAGCCGCAGTTGTTAGTGTACCGGTCAAATAAGTTCCTATAACATTACCAGTACCACTAGTACCAGCAGTAATATTTCCATAAACACCTACATCACCTACCTTACTTCCATATCCAGTAACTAAAGTAACAGTACCAGAGGTATCCTGTATATTTGCGGCTTTAATTCCTGTTCCAGTTGCGGTAATTAACCCAGAGACTGTTAACGATGATAATGTTCCTACACTTGTAATATTAGGTTGAGCATCTGTGTATACTGTACCTGCAATTAATGCGTTACTAACTTGCCCTGAAACATTAGCACCGGTAACTGAATTAGCAATGTTTGCATAATGCGATTGAACTGCACTAGTGACATTACCTGAAACATTAGCACCAGTTATATTTGTTAGTGTAGCACCGTTGCCTATAAAATAATTAGCAGAAACATTACCTGTATAAGTTGGAAGATATGCGGCTACGTTTGTGTTTGAATAACTAGTACCTCCACCTCCCCCAAAACTCCATGCTGTGCCATTTGCATATAATAAATTGTCTGTTTTGACGTTACCTGCGCTTACATTACTCGTTACATCCAAACTACTTAATGTACCTACACTAGTAATATTAGGTTGTGCATTTGTATATACAGTACCGGCAATTAATGCATTTGATACTTGACCCGAAACATTAGCGCCAGTAACTGAGTTAGCTATATTTGCATAATGACTCTGTACCGCACTTGTTACATTACCTGAAACATTAGCACCGGTAACTGAGTTAGCAATGTTTGCCCAATTACTTGTCACAGCCCATGAAACATTACCTGAAACATTAGCACCAGTTATATCAGTTAATGTTGATCCATTGCCAATAAAATAATTAGCAGAAACATTACCTGTATATGTTGGTAAGTATGCGGCTACATTTGTGTTTGAGTAACTAGTACCTCCACCAAAACTCCATGCTGTTCCATTTGCATATAATAAATTATCTGTTTTGACGTTACCTGCGCTTACATTACTCGTTACATCCAAACTACTTAATGTACCTACCGACGTGATATTGGGTTGAGCATTTGTATATACGGTACCTGCTATTAATGCATTACCTACTTGGCCACTGACATTAGCACCGGTAACTGAGTTAGCAATGTTTGCATAATGACTCTGTACTGCACTAGTGACATTACCTGAAACATTAGCACCGGTAACTGAATTAGCAATGTTTGCATAATGCGATTGAACTGCACTAGTGACGTTACCGTTGACATTACCACCTGTAATGAACGTAAGAGTAGCACCATTACCTATAAAATAGTTAGCAGAAACATTACCTGTATATGTTGGTAGATATGCGGCTACGTTTGTGTTGGAATAACTACCGCCGGCGCCACCAAAATTCCATACTGTTCCATTTGCATATAGTAAATTATCTGTTTTGACGTTACCTGCACTTACATTACTTGTTACGGTTAAACTACTTAACGTACCTACTGAAGTGATGTTAGGTTGTGCGGCTGTCGTTAATGTACCAGTCAGATAATTAGCACTCACCAAATCAGCACCTGTTATTGAACCACCTGATCCATTGCCTGCTATTAAATTACCTGTTATATTTGCATTACCTGCACTCAAATTACCTGTGTATGTTGGTAAATATGCGGCTACATTTGTATTTGAATAGCTTGCAGGTAGTCCAGTTAATTGACTACCATTACCAATGAAATAATTAGCTGATACATTACCTGTGTATGTTGGTAAATATGCGGCTACATTTGTATTTGAATAACTTGCAGGTAGT